GCTCATACGTAGGTTCGAACTCAATCTTATAGCAGAATAAGAGCAGCTGCCGAATGAAACGAAGGTATCTAGCATCCAATGAGGATGTAAACTTATCCACAAGCGGCATGAGCCACTCGGGGAAAGGAGGCAATTCGCCTCCTCCTTCTATCCACATAAGCAACTGTTTATCTAGTTTAGGTCCTTCTATAAGAACCCAATCATTAGAGATGTCATTGGGAGCGCCTAACGGCACACCTGATAACTCGCTAACGTCTGCTAGCAGGCATTTATATATGTTAACCATATATGTTGAGTCAATATTGACCTGCCCGTCTGTTTGTGGTGCTGTGATCATGATCAATGAGTTAACGAGAAAGTATTTCTACGATCTCTATTCATCTCCATGGTCACCTCATACCAATAGTCTGCCACGAGTCCAAACGACTCGGAGGGACTATCGGCGCCGATACGGCATATGGGAAGCACTGTACACACTGATTCGTCGTTGCACTTTTCCCCAGTTTTAAGGGGGAATGCAACGGCATCAAGGTGAGTGTGCGCTACCCAATATACTGAACTGTAGATCTCAAGTACACGAGCTGCCTTCCATAGGGAAGAAAACAAGTATACTTGAGACGTTACAGGTGATACCCATATTCCACACATACTTAGATTTAACAGTGACTTCCGTGCGGACAGTTTGAAACTGCTTCGCATAGACTTCGCTATTATCTCTATCTCGTGTGTGTTAGACTGGTGAAGAACCTCGGCCTTAGAGAAACTTCTTACGAAGTAATCTAAGTGCGAGAGCCTAGACCAGGCCTTACTATTGTCGATGACTGTACTCATGTTGGTTATATAACTAGCATTTGTCTTATCAACGTCAACTGTAAGGCACAAGGGAACTCCCTTGTGAGGGAAGGGGACGCAAGTCCTCCCCAACTAACAATGGATACTACTGTTCACGATTGGACAGGATCTCGTCTTCGAGACCCAGCCCGTTCGTGTTGGTAGTACCATGAAGCAGGTTAACCAAAATCGCCTCGATAGAGGAGATAATGGCCTGCGTAACCAGGGGATCATTCGGCCGAGCAAGCACCGTTTGAAGCCGGACAGGACGGATGACTCCGTCTGTCATGGTCATGTAGTAGTCGACGGCGACTAGTGTGCGGGTACCCGGTTGTTTAGTCCGGGAATCCACATAACCTTGATGTTTAATCAAGATCTCCGTAGGAAGCGAAGCTCCCCGCGATGTTTCACGTCGCAATGATCCTTCGCTATCCGAATAGATCAGCTTAAACGCCAACGTACTAACCGTGATATCAGACGTCATATATGATGTTTGATTATTATCTGAGCCCAAGCGATTTAATCGCTTGAACTTTCTTGGCACTTAGGTTCGCAGCCATTTGGCTGATCAAGCTTCCCGTAAGGAAAGCCTGCTTCTTTCCAAACCTACCGCTGGCCCCAATAGAGATACTGGGACTAACGGACTTTCTGGTGTAGGAAGACAACTTAACAAACGCAACCTGGGATCCATCGTA